CCGTCACCGTCACCGTCGGCTCCGCCCGTGTCAGGAATACCGACGCGCTCCGCTGCGTCACGCTTTCCGTGTCTGTGGTCCCCCACCATTGCTTGATGACCAGCTTATATTGCTGCCCGTTGGTCATCCCGGCCCCGCTCAAGGCGCTGTCCGGAATGGTGTAGGAGAAAAACACAATGTTCCCGGCGTAGTCCGTCCCATAAAAGGGGCACCCCGCCGTCTGCTTTCCCGTGGTGTATACCTGCGTGGATCCCGCGTCGTTTTTGTAGATGGTCAGGGAAAAGGCGGTCATGGCGGAATTTCCGTTTACCTGCCAGCTCACCGCCAGCGGCTTTGTGACGTCGATTGTGCCGTTTCCCAGTTCCCCAAGGGACGATGGATAAATATTTGTAGGTTGAAAAAGTGCCATACTCCGCCTCCCTTAATGTTTGTATAGGCCCAGGTTCCCAGCCCCGCTGTTCAGTGCCCGCATCACCTGCGCCACCGTCAGCCGGTCAGCCGCCTCCGCGCCGATCTGAACGCCGTTGACGCTGTAGCTGTCTCCGTAGTGGTCATAGCTGGTGCGGCTCATCACTGTTTTCTCCAAGGGGCCGTTTCCCCGGTTCTCGGCTCCATAGAGCCAGCCCAGCTCGCTCATGCGTTTTTGGAACGTGCTGTCCGCGCTGGGTTCCAGCATCTTCTCCGCCAGGAACGGCGGGATCACGATCTCGTCCCTCTCCGTGGCCTTGATGCCGCCCAGCCCCTCCAAAATGCCGCCGGAATCGTAGGTCTTTGTTTTGCTTTTTGAGGCTTTAGTCGTGTTAGGCGTGGCCTTTACCGCGTAGCCATTTTTATCGTAGGTAACGGTGTTGGTCCCCTGATTGACTGCCTTCCCCGCCAGATCCGTTCTTCTGGAAAGATCCGGCCCCCGGATAGAGTTTTTCACGCCCGTGACCTCTGCCGTGGTATCCCGCCAGCTGCCCTTACTTCCCCCGCTGGACGGGCGGAACCCTTCGTTCATTTCAGCGTCTGTCCAACCGCCGCCGGGGTTCTTGTTGAAATCGAAATGGTAGCCGTTTCCTCCGCCGCCTGCAGCGGCGTTTGCCGCTTGCTCCCCAGCCTGCTGAATGTCATTCATGGCTCCGGCGATGTACTCGTTCAACTTCCCCAGTAGCCCGTTTACCGCTTCCACCTGCTCCCGCATCTTCGGGGTGCCGTTGGCGGCGAGGTCGCTGAGAATGTCGTCGATCTCCCGTGTCGGCTCCTGCAGGCTGTCCGTGATGGATTTCCACTCGGCCTTTAGGGTGTCATAGGTCTCCTCAATGAGCTTTTTCTTGGCTTCCAGCTCGTCGATCTCCCGCTGAAGGGCCAACTCCCGCTCATATTCCGCCAAGTCCTTTTTCGCCTGCTCATAGGCATCCTGCGCGGACTTCACGGATGAGGCGTTGGCCTCCCACTCCCATTGCCCGGACGCGGCGTTGAATACCCGCACCGTCCGTTCCTTCTGGGCGTCTAAAAGGGCGTTCTGCTTTTCCAGAACCGCCGCTTTCAGTTCTTCCAGCTTGAGAGCTTCGTCCTCGGCCTCTTTTGCGTCCCGCAGCGCTTCGATCTGCTTGTCAATGGCAGCCGTCTGCTTGTCCCGAGCCTCCGCCGCTTCTTCCAGCTTTTTGTTAACGGCATCTTCCAGTTCGTCCCAAAGATCCTCCTGCAGTTCCTTGATCTGCTTGGTGATCTTCCAGTGCTCCGTGGACAAGGCGTTGATGTCCGCCTGACTGGCCCCGATCCGCCGCATATACTCCGCCTGTGCGTGGAGCGCCGCTTGGATCTGCCGCATCTTGTCAATCTGGTCCGCCGTGCTGTCCCCACGCTCCTGCATGAGGGAAAGCTCCGACTTCCGCAGGGATACAATGTCCTTCAACCGTTCCAGTTCTGCGTCCTTCTCCGACTTCCCTGTGGACGATTTCGATGCGGACGATTTCGAGGTGGACACGCTGCCAACCTTAATATTCCCTAAAGCGGCAAGCCGTTCCTCCATTTTCTTCATGGCGTCAAAATCAGAGACGCCTCCGAACAATGCGTCAATTTGGCTTTCCGGCACGCCCTTCATGCGAAGCGTCCGCCGGTACCCGGATAGCTGATCGTGCCCAGCCGTTCCCGCGAGGGCCTGCATAGCTTTGATCTGTTCGTAAATGGCCTCGGTGGTCATGTCATAGCCAAGGGCCTTTTGAATTTCCTGTGTGATAACGCTCTCGGCTGCGGTCTTGGCGTCCGCCGCCGCAATGCGGCACTCATCCTCCTGTGCCGTAATGTAATCTTTCAGGGCACCCTTAGTTAGCTTATAGCCCTTTTCCGTCTGCTCCAAATACCCTACAAGGTCCGGGTACTGGTCCAGAATTTTAGAAAGGGTATCGGCGGAGATCACGCCGGTCTTGTTCGTTTCCTCCTGTGCGGTTTTCAGAATGCTGTACCGGGCGGAAACCTCATCCAGCAGCGTCACAAGGCTACTGTACTGCCCCGCCGCCGCTCCGGCAGCGTCCCCGGCGTTTTCTGTGGCTTCTGCCAAATACTCTGCCCCGGACTCCGCTTCGCTTTCGGCTGCTGGTAAGTTCAAAACGGCATCCAGCACCGCTTGCTGGGATTTTGTCAGCGCTATGCCGCTGTCTTTCAGGATTTGGTATACCTCTGCCTGCTGCTTCAGGGCCTCCAGCGTCCCGTTATAACCAACGATCTGGTCATCGGTCAGTTCGCCGCTTTCCCTGATGAGACTGTTGTATTCGTCCAGCGATTTCAGCAGATAATTGTTCAGGGCGTCCCCACTGGCCTTTACGGTTGTGTCCACTTCCTTCAGGCTGCTGATGTACCACTTCGAAAGCTCCGTTCCCTCTCCGTAAATTCGCTGGATGGAAGCAATCGCTTCCTCCATAGAACTATAGGATGTCCCAAGCTGCCAGCTTCGGACCTCTCTCCCGGTGGTAACAGTGACCTCCTGATTTGCCTGCTTTTGGGCTTTTTCCTGTTTTAGCTGCTTTTGCAGATCGATTTGAATGCGGAGTTCCTCATTCTCCTGTTCCAGCGCCGCCTTCTCGGATAAGATTTCGCCGGTCCGCTCATTCCACGGGATCTCATTGATTTCCTTCAGCCGGTCCTTATTTTTCTGTAGCTGGTCGGAATTGTCCTGTAGCTTTTCGTCAATTTCTTCAAGGCTGGGATCGGCCTTGTCAATGGCATACGCAAGCCCGGTAACGGCTGCGCCTGCCGCTAAAATCCCAAGGACCCACGGGTTTGCCGCGCTGATGCCAAGGAAAGAGGTCAGCTTTGTAATGCTTGCCGCCGCTCCGGCGGCGCTTTCAAATGCAAGTGCCAGTCCGCCCACGGTGATTGCCGCATGACCCACATCGGTATCCAGTGCTTCGACCACTTCAATCAGAACATCCAGTCCATCCTTAACGGTCTCAGTGTCCAGAAAGCTCTCAATCAGTTCTGTCCATTTGTTTTGCAGTACGTTGGTCTTTCTTGTCCAACTATCTAAGGCGTTAGCAATCTCGGTATCTGCACTCCCCGCCGCATCACCAAAATCCTTCAGCATAGACTGGTACATATCCCAATTTTCAATCAGTGCCACAAGCTGTGTAGTCCGCAGCTTGCCGCCGATGTCATTGATCATGCTGAAGATTTTGGAGGCGGTGGTGGTATCTTCCTTGGCCGCTTTTGCCAAAGCCCCTATGGCCTCCATGGGGTTAATCAGTTCTCCGGTTGCTTCAGCAGTTTTCACAACCTCCGGTGCAAACTGCTTCAATACATCCATCAACCCGGCAATCTCACCGGTGGTCCATGTGACCCCTTCCTCAATTTCTGTGGTGGTATCCCCTAATATATTCAGGAAAATAGCCCGTAGTGCGGTCGCCGCCTCTGTGCCGGACCTCTGCGTGACCGCCGTTATCGTACCGATGGCAGCGGTCAGCTCATCCACGCCTACTCCGGCGGTCGCCGCCGTGGGGGCGATTTTGCCAAGGCCCTCCGCAATGGCCTGAATTGATGTCGCATAACGGTTGTCGATGGCATTCGAACCGTCCAAAACCTTGGTCAGTTCCTCGATACTCCCACGATATTTGTACGCAGCATCAACAGATAGCAAAAATTGCTGTGCGGTCGCTGCATCGGTGTCACCCACCAGCTTTGTTTTCGTCGCCAGCTCTGCAAGGGCGGCAGCCTGATCTCCATAACCGGCCCGTGCAAATGCCGCAACAGAGTTCAGGTATTCATCTGCCGATTCTCCGTAAGCCGACGCCACCTCATACGCCCGGTCCTTGAGCTTTTCCATTTCATCTGCGGTGGCCCCCGTTACTTTTCGGACCGTGACCAATTCATTGTCCACGGCCTTCATGGTATCCACAGCATCGGTTACGGTACGAATCGTGGCGGCAACAGCAGCATTTAAAATCTGCCACTTCGTAATTTCGGTAAATAGCTGTGAAAGCGTCTTTCCAGCATTTTTGGTACTTTTCTCAATGCTCTGCATCCCCGCACTGAGCTTTTTCGCTGCCGCTTCCCCCTCTGTTCCAACCTCTTTTACCTTGGAAGAAAGGTTTTCCATCGGTGCGGTGTTGACATCCACGGCTACCTGTCTGCCCTTTTGCTTCAGTGTGTCAACGGCCTTTTCGATTTTCTGTATTTTTGGCAGCGCCTGTTCAGCTCCAGCCACATCAACCTTGATTTGAATAATTTCCATGCAGGCACCTCTTTCAATCGAAACAGCCTTGTTTTCGTTCTATTTGTGCGGTATACTATGTTAAAGTCGCTATTTTAAGGATTTTCATGGATGAATGGCTCCAACTTTGAGCCTTACTAATCTCCCGATACGTTTACCTGAAAGCCTCGTTCCGCTAAACCCTTCAGCAGCGCCGCCTTTGCGTCCACGGACTGCTCCGTTTCCTCAATAAACGGTCTTGGAAACGGCATCCGATATGAAACCAAACCCTTTTCAACCACCTCAGTCAGCGGAATACTGATTGGGTGCTGTGCGGGTGTGTTGTTTTCCACGATCAGCGTGTGTCCTTCTTCAACACGGCTGTCATAATTGAGTACATCGGAAAGACCTCCTTTGTCCTCCCGGCGTGAGTCCGGGTATTTCGGCATATACGCATCGTAAACTTCTTCATGTACCTTTAGGGACATCTCTGTTTTGACCGCTTCAGCTACCTCATTTTTCAAACTCTCATCAATGGCGGTCCCAAGACGTGCCATAATGGCGGCATACTCAGCAGAAATGCTCATGTCCTTCCCCTTTTCCCTTTCACCGGCCGGTTAAGGCTCTGATTTTTGTTTTAAGGACGGTTTTTATGGCTTGCGGAATTTACGGCATCCACAACCTCATCAGCGATAAGTGGTACGTCGGTCAGGCAATCGATATCCGTGCACGGTGGAATGCACACAGAAGCAATCTAAAGCTCAAACGAAATGAACCGCTCCACCTGATCTCCGCTTGGCACAAATACGGCCCCTCGGCCTTTGAATGGCTGATCTTAGAAGAATGCCCGGAGGAGCAGTTGGACGAGCGGGAAATGTACTGGATTGAGCAGAAGGGTTCCTTCCGCAGCGGGTATAATCAAACCCTCGGCGGCTACGGAAGCACTGGGCACCATCAATCCCCTGAAACGTTAAAACTGCGAAGCGCCGCTATGAAACTGGCCGCCTCAGACCCGGATTACCGCGCCAACCGCTCCAAACTGTCCAAGGAGATGTGGCAGGACCCCGCATACCGGCAAAAAGTGGTCGCTATCCGGCAAAAGGCCATGGATACGCCGGAATATAAACAGAAGATTTCCGCAGTCTCAAAGACCCGCTACCAAAACCCCGAATACCTTGAAAACTACCGCCGAAAATTAAAGGCTTACTATGCCGACCCAAATAACCGTTCCAAAATTCTTGCCGCCGCACAGCAGCGCGGCTCTGATAAAAAGCGAAATAAAAAAATCGGTGCGTTCCATAAAAAGCGCTACGCTGAAAATGCCGCTCTCCGGGAAAAAGTCTCGTGGGAAGCTGCTTCCCGCTGGGCTGACCCTGAAATTCGGGCTAAAATGGTCCGCGCTCAAACAGAGAGCGCGCAAAAACGCGCTACGCCCGTTTTGCAGATGGAAACCGGTATCGTGTTCCCTTCCATGCGCGCCGCCGCGGACAGTATTGGCGGCAAAGCGACCCCTGCCTCTATTTGCGCTGTCTGCAAAGGATTGCGGAAAACCTGTTACGGATTCCATTGGCAGTATGCAGATGAAAATCTCGGAAGCGCCAAGGCGTGAAACATTCGCGCCCTCGCGCTTGCCCCCTCTTGCGAGGGGGCTTTTCTGTTTTTCAGGGTCACTTAGTCCCCCGTGACTTCCAGAACCGCCTGTGCGGTGTACTTGGCAGCCCCCTCGGCGGGATACTGGATGGCGATGCTCCCGGTGCCCTGCGTGCTCCCGGCGGTCACAATGCCGTCACTGGAGACCGTGGTCCCGGTAGCAGTCCCGGCGGTCACGGTGTACTTCAGCAGGCTTGCGGGAGAGGGCGTCACCAGTTCTCCGTTTTTCATGACCAGCTTGGCATTTACAGGGGCAGTGCCGCTGGCGGCCACGCTCACCACACCGCCGATCACGGCGATCCCAGCCACCTCGTCGCTCTCCTCGTCGGGAACCAGCACCATGTAGGCGGAAGTTCCCATGCCGCCGCAGGCGTCGCACTCAGCGGAGATCACCTCGGCGTCCTCGTTGATGGCGCGGCCGGTGATGGTGGTGGTATCATAGTTGGTCTGGTCGCCGGTGGTGTTGGCCCCTTCGGGATTCAGATACAGGCGGGGCACGATCAGGTAAGCCCAGCCCCAGCGCGTTCCTTTGGTGCCGGACACGTTCTGATACACGGCGATCTGAGCGGTGAAGTGGACGATGCGGCCATTAAAGGCGCTGCGCACCACGCCCACCTGAGCCGCGGGCTTCTTGGCGAAGTACCACACCTTGTAGCTCTTGCCGCTCTCCGCGGTAAAGCCGGTAATGGCACCGGTGGCAGGGTCGATGGGATAGGGAACGCCGCCCACAGAGTAGGAGGACGCAGCGCCTACCTCCTGCACATAGCAGAAAATAGAGGAATAGCCGTACTGGGCCACCGGCACCAGCTTGCTCACGTCGGCCTTCAGAGAAGTGCCCGTGGCCTCTACCGTCTGGCAGACGGGGGAAACGGCGTTGTAGCTCACGGTGCCGCCCACAGCCATCATCTTGGTCATCAGGTCGAAGTCCGCGCGGGTGAAGTTCACCTGCACATCGCTGTCGCTGGCAATAATGGTGGCGATCCCGTTGCCAAGGCCCGCTCGCAGAGGTTCGATGTTGCCGGAATACTGGATATTTCCAGTGGTGAACTTGTCGCTCTGGCTCAAAACCTCGCCGGTAACAGGGTCCTGAAGCTGTGCGGAGCAAATGCCCTTCGGATAGAGTCTCTTGTCAGTAAAAGTGATCATGTCTGTTCACACTCCTTTTTGAGTTTGTTTTGTGTTGTTGATAAATTGGCTCAGCGGGGTCGCTGCCCCCGCGTCCTCCCGCTCCCGGTCATAGAAAAGGTGGGGTACAGGGTTCCCGCCCTTCCACTTCACGCCGTTGCCCTCCGAAATGCCACAGATCAGATAATCCGCCGCCCTCTGGATGGCTTCCTGACGCCGTTTCAGTTTCAGCAGGGGCCATTCGTCCATTTCTGTTTCCTCACAGCCTGTAAACAGGGCGATAGAGGAAAGCAGACCGGCCGGGTCCCGGCGCAGCTTCGGCCCGTTTCTCCGGGCCAGCTCCGCCTCCGCTTCCAACAGGTCCGGGTTGGCGTCCTCATCCGTCAGCTCAATGCCGTTCTGATAGGCCAGAATAGCCCTGAGCCGCTGGAATTGTACCGGGGTAATGGTGATTTCTTCCTCGCCGTTCCATGTAAAGCATATCCCCTTTAAGTCCATTGTGTTTTCAGGGGAAAGTTTCACATGAAACAGGCGGATGCGGTCTGAAAGGCTCCGGCCCTCCCCCAGCCGCAGCGCCAGCGCCAAAAACGCCAGCGCCCGGTTGAAAAGACCCACCGGTTCCTCTCCCCGCTCCATGCTTTCCAGATCCATGACCCAATAGGCTGTCAGCAGAGGCATGACCGCATAGCGCACAGGGAGCGCCTGCTGGATCACGTCAATGGCTGGTCTCGCCCGCTCAAAATCCTCCTGCTCACATACCCGGATGGGCCATAGGGTCAGTCCGGCGGTTTCTACGGGTTCGTAGCGGTCCGCCGCCCGCTTGATATTCCGTGAGAGTTCCATCCTTTTAATTCATCCTCTCCAATATCTGCAATCAAATGGTAATGCCCGCGCTGGCAAACAGCGCCGCAATACAGGCCCCGGCAATCAGCCAGATCACCTTGTCCACAAGGCTGTCCCACCGTTTGGCGGACTTCCCTTCCATTTCCGTCATCTTTTCATCGATCCGGCTCACCTTGGTCCCCATCTCTTCCTGCTTGGTCGCCATTACCTCTACGCTGGCAGTCAGCTTGAGCAATGCCTGCTGATCCCGCTCCACATCGTCCATGCGGTGTTTCAGGGATTTGATCTCGTGCTCGTGGCCCTCTATTTTTACGGCTGCTTCTTCCATGGTCATGGTGGCTGTCCTCCCGTTGTGAATTTAGTAGTCCTCAATGGTATCCCCCATGGCGGCTTCGCTCTCCGCCCAATGTATGCTCATTTTCAGTTCCCGGCCCACCACCGTGCCCGTCTGGTCATATACCGGGCGGCTTCCGTTGTCCGCATGTGCGGCACGGGAGAAATCGCACACGCCGATCCCCGCCAGATTCACGCCGTTCAGTGCCTCGATGATGCACTGCTCCATATCGTAGGAGCGGGCGTATGCCTCCGTTTTGGTAGTGGTCTCTTGGTTTACGTTGCAGGAGATCACAAACGTGATCCCGATCCGCGCGTCAAAGGGCGTCTGTGAAAAAATGCGGCCCAAATAACATTTGATCGTGCTTTTCGCCTCCGTCTGGGCTTCTCCCCAGAACTTCTGGGCGTAAAGGCGATACCCTTTCGGGTGCTTGCGGCGCTGGGTGTCGCTGTCCACTACCGGCTCGTTTCCGTCAAAAAGAAGGCTCTGCTTTTCCTTGGCCGTTGGCAGCCGATCTCCCAGCGGCTTGGCCCCGTCATGCCATAGATATTTCATCAGCCGGACGCGGGGGCGGGTGTTGTCGTCCACCGGCTCGTAGCCGTCCGGCAGCGGCAGGTCCATCAGATAGGTCAACAGCTTGTGGGGGATCTCCTCCGCCCCACGGAAGGTCAGAAACCCGCTTTGGACTCTCTCAAATGGATAGGTGGGGCTGTGGAAGGCCGGGTTCATTGTTCACCGTCCTTCCGCTTCTGAAAGGCCGCGTCAAAGGCGCTCCGGGCCTCCTTCAAATCGTTCAGCGTCTTTTGCACCGCCTCCGGCGTCATGCTCTGCGCCGCAAAGTCCTGAAACCGGCTCACGGGATCGTTCATGGCTTGCAGCATCCCGTAAATCTCCGTTTTCAGCATCTTTTCCAGATCGCGGTAGTCCGCCAGCAGGTCAAAGGCCTTGTCCCGTAACTCCGGCCCCTTCCCTTTCATGCGGTCGATCTGGTTGAAGATGTGCCCTCCGGCCCAGCGGTCGTAGTCGTCGGCGGACATGAGGTAGGTTTCGCCCTCCACCGGTTCAAAGTCCTCTCCCAGATACAGCTTCACAAAGCCGCCCATAAGATACCGGCTCCGCCGCTCCACGTTCTCCTTGAAGTAGGGGAGCACCTGTCCACTCTCCACCCGGACCCCCATCCGGTCAAAGCACCGTCCGGCGCACTCCGCCGCGAACGCCGCCTTTTCCATCAGGGGCACATAGTCTCTGGCTGCCAGCAGCCCTTCCTCCGTCAGCTTTTTCCATTCCATATTCGTCATTCCTTTCAGATTTTTTGGAATTTCTCACGGTTGCTTCCCCGCAGGGGGCACAAGGCCGCCCGCGGCGTGTTTTCCCATTTCCCGGTCACGCCGCACAAATGCTGGTGTCCGCAGATGGGGAATTTCTGCCCCGGCTGCTTCTCGCACAGCAAGCTCACCGTTCCGGGCCGCTTGTAGGCGTATGGACACTTCTCTGCCATCACAAGCCCTCCAATTCGATCTCCGCGCTGACGCTCTCACCCTCGCATCTGGCTGTCACCGTCAGCGGCTTCGGGCTGTTTCCCCAGCACCTAACTGTCAACTGGTTCCCGTTTACACTTACACTGTAAGAGCCCTCTGCGGCTCCCTCATAGGTCCACTCCACCGCCGCGTCCTGTCGAACGCCGCCGATAAATAGCGCCGCCTCCAGTGTCTCCACATCGTAAGGAGACATACGCTTGGGGATCTCATTCAAAAACCGTACCGCCGGTGTTTTTGCCGCCGATGCCTCCACCGTCACTGTAAACTCACCGGCATAGTTCCGGTTCTGTTCCAGTGTCGCCTTGATCTGGCAGGTGCCCTCACCCATGGCGGTCACAACGCCTTTTCCGTCCACCGTGGCTACATTGGGATCGCTGGACGTCCATATATAGCCGATGGGATGTTCCTCCGTGTTCTCCACCTCGTCCCCGTTCCGCCGGGAAGCAGCGGTAAATTGGGCCGAGTCTCCCGCCGTCATGCGGGGCGCCCCGGTGACAAATACCGCCCAGGAGAAGTTTTTCCCCCCTGCTACTTTTGCTTCCAGATCGTCGATCTCGTGGTTCGGCTCCTGCATCCGGGCGTTGAAATACAGCAGGTGTGTGCTCTCATCATCCCCGGTAAACTCCTGCGTCACGTCGGAGTAGCCCGTGATCTGATAGGCCCGCCGCCCTAAAATCAGGCGGCTGTTCTGGTCCAGCTGCTCCGTGTTTTCGTTTCGCTGACAAATAATGTTAAAATATCCCTGCATGATGAGGGTCATTTCCTGAAAGTCATTGGAAGTGGCCTGCGCCAGTGACTTTTCTACAAGGATCGGTTCTTCTCGGATGTTGCCGTACCAGTCCAGAAACCGCCATACGGCGTTGCACCGCCGCATGATGCCGTTCCCTGTGGCGCTGGACAGGTTGGAGGGGTTCGTTACCAGCCAGTAGGAACCCATGGTCTCCACCTTGGCTCCCTCCGGGATGTAGTTCACTCCGGCGTCCGCCACCAGAAATGCCTTCTGATCATCGGTTTTCCGGGTAAGGCTGACGCCCTGCTTGGTGGTGTCGGAGAACCGGATGCGTTTCACGCTCCATTGGTAGAAATCTCCGGGAACCAAGCCCTGCATCCGGGCCGTCACAAAGTCCGTTGCGTAAGGAGCCATTTCCTCCGCAAACCGGGCCGTGGCATCCGCAAAATACTGCCGCTTCCGGTCCCGGTATTGAGCCGGAGCGTTGGTCGCCCTGCCGTTCCCGCCGCTCAAAAGGCCAATGTTTTTCATGCCGTGCTTGGCGTCCGCCATGTGGTCCCCTCCTTTCAGATCAGCTCCATCTGCCGTGCCGACCGGTGGAACGCCGTGGCGTATACACAGTCCTGCTCATACTTCCGCAGTTCTTCGTTCAAAAGCCCCCGGTTTTGCAGCTTCTTCTTGTTGCCCTTTTCCATGTACTGCGGTTCGTTAGGCGGGTTAAAACTCCGGTCATGATCTTTGGGCGCGTCGCTGAGCCAGTTGCGGAAAAACCGCTCGTCCCATACGGAGGCTACGCACAATCCCAACAGCCGCTTCTGCTCCGCTGTCAGGTCATGGGCAAAGGCCCCGTCGGTGTAAAAGTCCATTTCGTACTGTAATCCCGCGTCCATCTGGGGAGGAAAGGTCACGGTCCCGGTCTCCGGGTCATATACCGCCTCTCCATACGGTACTAAGAGCACGGACCCGTCCGGCTGCTCCGCCCGCTGTGCGCAGGAGAATAATTCGTAGCCGGTCATCCCTGTTTCCACCTTGGTCTCCGCCGTCAGGCTTTCCTCCGTGGAGACCCATGTGCTGTCTCCGTATGCCGGTTCCGTCAGTCCATTTTTCAGGTAATCCACCATCTCAGGGGGACGGGTGAATACCGGGATCGCGTTTTTCATGTACAGGCTCATCCGCCGGAGGAACCGCGCAGGGCTTTCCGCCGCCTGATCCGTCAGTCTCACGTCATCAATAAAAACCATGGCATGGTCCGAAATGATCTCGCTCCAACTCGTTCCCATAGCCGTCCCTCCTTTTTGGCCTGTTTTATATGTTTTCCGTCCCGCCCTGTTTTTTCGGAACGGTCATGTTCTGTTTTAATATTGCCCCATGCCGCCGCATTCCCAGTGGCATGGGGCTTTTTGCCTGGTTTCTCTCAGCCGGTCCAGTCGGCCTTGGCCTCCCGCACGTCGATGTGCGTGAAGCCCTTTTGGGCATAAATGCCTACGCCGCCCCAGTCCGGCATCAGCTGTCGGGCGTAGGCCGCCACCTGCGCCGGGGTCTTGCCCCGTACCACAATGTCGGCTGCGGTGCCGTAACAGTGCTGGCTGTCCGTCACGCCGCCCACTTTGGCGTTGTACTGCGGCGTCCGGTATCCGCTGTTGATCACCACAGCGGAACCGAAATAAGTGCGGATGGATTCCAGCACCATCACAAGGCGGGGCGCCACCAGAATGGCATCGCTGCCATCCCCGCAGGCGAACTCCTTGACTTTGAAGTGGGCGGAAAGACGCTTGTCCCCGTCCTTGGCCTTGGAGTATCCGTTGGTCTCTACCATGGGTTTTCCTCCTTCCGGTTCCGTGTCGATGTTCCAAAAGCAGATGTAGTTCTGCACCCGGCGGCTGGAATAGATATACTGATTCCCCGCCTGTGACAGCTGGGTGGACCCGCCGCCGTCCAGCATCAGCGCATAGTCGATGCCGGGAATGGCCCCCAGCGTGGTTTGCAGTTGGGCGGGCGTCTGGTTTCGCACTCCCTCTTTCATGGCGTAGGCCCAAATGCTGCCGTCCTTCAGTCCGTAAATGACGGTCCGTCCGGCGGCCCGCTTCACGTCCGGCGTCATATCCGGCAGTGCCAGTTTCTTCCCATCGTTGATCAGAAACACGCAGGAAATAAAGTTGTCATACTTCGCCATGTCCCC